GTAGATAAATAGAAAAAAAGTTGTTTAAATAATGGCTCAACCTACCAATAGACAAGAATTAGTTGACTATTGTCTTAGACAACTTGGTGCTCCTGTATTGGAAGTCAACGTTGCTGAAGAACAGATTGACGACCTAGTTGATGATGCTATTCAATACTTTCAAGAAAGACACTTTGATGGTGTGGAGAAAGTATATCTAAAATATCAGATCACACAAGGTGATATTGACAGAGGAAAGGCAAGACCAGGTGATTCATCGGTAGGGATTGCTTCTACTAGTGCAACCACTAGTATTGTTGGAACTGCTACCACATTTACATACTATGAGAATAGTAACTACCTACAAGTTCCTTCTAATATTATTGGAGTCAATAAAGTATTCCAATTTAATTCCACCGCAGCTGGATCTGGAATCTTCAATGTCAAATATCAGTATATGTTGAGTGGTGTCAACCTATGGGGTGGTGCTGGATTCGACCTATTGTCATATTCGATGACTATGAGTTATTTGGAGACAATGAACTTTCTCCTCAATACTCATAAACAGATTAGATTTAATCAAAGATCTGACAGGATGTATCTAGATGTTGACTGGAACAACTTACAAGTGGACGAGTTCTTGATTATTGAGTGTTACAGAGGACTTGATGGAGAAGATTACTCAAGACTCTGGAATGATTCTTTCTTAAAACCATATCTAACTTCACTTATTAAGAGACAGTGGGGCATGAATTTAATCAAGTTCCAAGGTGTGAAACTACCTGGTGGTATTGAGTTCAATGGAAGACAAATTTATGATGATGCTGAAAAAGAATTAGAGACAATACGTGAGAGAATGACATTTAATTATGAACTTCCTCCTATGGATATGATTGGTTGATATGGCACTTAATCCTTTCTTTTTAAACGGTACAAAGTCAGAGCAAGGTCTTGTACAAAGTCTCATCAACGAACAGTTGAGGATGTATGGTGTCGAGTGCTATTATTTGCCTCGTAAATATGTCACAACTAACACAGTAATCAAAGAAGTTATCGAATCTAAGTTCGATTCTGCCTATCCATTAGAAGCATATCTGGACTCTTATGAAGGATTTGGTGGTCAAGGAACACTTTTATCCCGATTTGGCATCGAAGATAAGGATGATTGTACTTTAATCATCTCCAGAGAGAGGTATGAGAATTACATTTCCCCTTTAATTGAAAATTTACCCAATATTGAGCTCTCTTCACGTCCAAAAGAAGGAGATTTGATCTACTTTCCTCTTGGAGACCGTATTTTTGAGATAAAATTTGTAGAACATGAGCAACCTTTCTACCAATTAAAGAAAAACTACGTCTATACACTCACTTGTGAACTATTCCGTTACGAAGATGAGGTTGTAGACACTGGAATTGGTAAAATTGATGATAATTTGGTTGATTTTGGTTATATTCAAACTCTAAACATGATTGGAGCAGCTGTAACAGCTACTGCAACTGCTGGAATTTGTACTTTGGGTGCTGTAAATCTCATCAGTATGTCAAATATGGGTAAAAGGTACTCATATAGACCAGAAATTGGGATCTCTTCCTCACCAGGAACGACCACAGTCGGTATTGCATCTATCACTAATGAATTTATCCAGTGTGATGGAATGTATGGTGGTATGATTGATGCTATCGATCTAGTAAATGCCGGTTGTGGATACACTGTCAAACCTATGGTGAGCATCACTCCATCTGGAAATGATGATGGTAGTAGTGCTACAGCAACTAGTGGTATCTCAACTAATGGTTCTATTCAGTTTGTAACTATTACAGGTGGTGGTTCAGGATATACTACAAGTCCAAACTTTACCTTTGTTGTTGGTGGTGGAAATACTACGGGTGTTAGTACTGGATTTGGTTATGGTGTTATCAATAACGCTGGTGTTGTTACCGCAGGTTACATCAGATATGGTGGTGAAAACTATAATCTTACAGGAGTTACAACTATCACTAGTGTGACCATTGATAATCCTGTCGGACTGGGAGCTACTGTTGGTGTTGGCACTTTCATCTTTAATGAAGTTGTTACTGGTGGAACCTCAGGAACCACAGCTAGAGTCAACTCTTGGAATGAAACAAGTCTTGAACTTACCATCAAGGTGGTTGATGGAACATTCTCAGGAAATGAACTTGTTATTGGACAAGAGTCCGGTGCATGTTATGCCCTTAGATCACAGATTGTTGATGACTTAGTTACACCATTTGCAGACAATGATAATATCCAAACAGAATCAAATAAGATACTTGATTTCACTGATAGTAATCCTTTTGGGGATCCTTAAATATTATCTTGTTAAATAGTAGTATATCTAAACTACAGGACGATGTTTGAGTATTTCTATAATGAGATTCTTAGATCCACAATTATTGGGTTTGGATCACTCTTCAACGGTATAGAAGTTCAACACCAGAACGACTCAGACCAAGCCGTGAGTGTGATTCAGGTTCCCATTGCTTATGGACCTACTCAAAAGTTTCTTGCTCGTATGCAACAAGAAGCTAATCTGAATCGTCCTACTCAGATTACTCTTCCTCGAATGTCATTTGAGTTTAAATCACTCACTTATGATCCTTCAAGGAAAACAACAAAGAATCAAACATTTGTAACTAGAACACCTGACGGCAGTGAGATTAAGAGAGTATATTCTCCTGTCCCATATAACATGGGATTTGAACTCTCTGTCTATACGAAACTAAACGATGATATGTTACAGATCGTCGAACAGATTCTTCCATACTTTCAACCACAATACAATCTCTCAATCAAGTTTCTTGGAAATTTGAATGAGATTAGGGATGTTCCCGTTGTTCTTGATAGTGTGAATATGGATGATGACTATGAGGGTAACTTTGAAACTCGAAGAGCTTTAGTTTATACTCTTCAATTCACAGCTAAGACCTATCTATTTGGTCCTATTGCTGATGTGTCAGGAGACATTATCAGAAAGGTTACCGTTGGTTATATTGCTGGTTCCAAAGGTGGTGGAGTTGCAACAAGAGACCTTACATATCAGGTNACACCAAGAGCTACTAAAGACTATAACAATAGTTTGATTAGTAACTTGGATGAGGATGTTGATATCTCACAAACAACTATCAAGATCACAAATCCTGGTGGTGTTACTGAGAACACTTATGTTTATGTTGGTACTGAAGAGATGTTCGTTGAGAAGATTGTTGGTGACAACATAAGAGTTAGAAGAGGCCAGGATAATACCAAGGCTTCTATTCATGTTCTTGGTACAGATGTTTATAGTATCACCAAGGAAGATAACAAGTTGATCGAATTCGGAGATGACTTCGGATTTAGTGGTAGTGTTTTTTGAGGTAATCCATGACTAAGTATGAGAAACTTGATGAAGCTTTTGATGTTGAGCCCACAGAAGTAGAAGTAACGGAAAGGAAGATTGAAAGGATCAAATCCGGTTCAGAGGATATCAAGAGAGATTACGAATACACCAGGGGTAATCTCTATTCAATCATTGAGAAAGGGCAGGAAGCTATCGATGGCATCCTTGAACTGGCTCAAGAGAGTGAGATGCCTCGTGCGTATGAAGTCGCAGGTCAGTTAATTAAGAATGTGGCAGATGCCACAGATAAACTCCTAACACTCCAACAGAAGTTAAAGGATGTTCAGGAAGAGAAAGATACTAAAGGTCCAACCACTGTAAATAATGCATTGTTTGTTGGTTCTACAGCTGAATTACAAAAACTCTTGAAGAACAATACACCAGATAAATAACTAAAAAGTTATGGCAAAATCTGTCAATCTCGGATCTGTGATGGAGGGAGTTTTTGCTATTGCTGTCGGTTTGATCATGTGCGAAAGTGATGCTCCAGGCAGAAAGTTGAATGTCAGTAGTATCAATACAGTTAGAAGTCAAGTAAAGAACTCAATGTATACCAGAGCTGGGTTTACAAAGGTTCTTTTTAGAGGAAAACAATTTAGGATAAAAACAAAAGGATCTCAACCTGATTATGTTCCTGACTTTGTAACAGTAACTCTTCAGGTAAGTCTTAAAGAGGGTGAAGTTGCTAGTGCTTTCGGTAAAAGTTTTTTTGATAATACGAAAGAATCTGTAATTCAAACTCTTATTGCACAAGTTGTCACTTCATCAACAAAATATAAAAAAGATTTAAGGAAAGCACAAGATCAGTATTTACTCAATAACAAACCAGAAAAAGTAGATGTCCTTATAGTCGCAGACGGTGTTGGTGGAGAACAATCTGGTGGAGATTTAAAAGGAGATGTTGCTGTAAATATCACTATCAATGGAACTCCAATTATCAATAAGGACTTAAATTTCTCTCTTAAAGCGGGGAAAACACCCAGTAAGACAATATCAAATGAGAGTCCTTATAAATCGATGATGCGAGTCAATGAAACTTTTGAGTTAGGAATTGATTCAAAAAAATATGATTTTCTTTCAGGCAGTTCAAGGACTTCAAAAGAAAAATTTGAAAAAGTAAAATATACAACGATGTTTTACAATGAGGTTCTTGATAAATTAGTTGATTCTTTTGAATCTGGTAGAGGATCTACTAAAGCTTGGGATTTTTTAAAGAAAGCCGCTTTTGGTACTGATTATGCTGCAGTCGTCTCTATTGGAACAAATAAAACAAATGAGTCTAGTACAGAATACATAAGTGCATTACAAAAAAGATATCCCACAATAGTAACAAAAAAAGTTGGTAATAATATCAAGTTTTTTGTTAAGGAAATAAATGCCCCACTATTTCAGATAAGATTTAAGAATAGATCAAAAATTATTGGAGATGGTGAGGCGTCTATTTCTGAACTTAAGATGATGATTGAAACTGAAAAGATTTTTAAACAACCATCAGACTGGGATCCTGCAGTTGGCAATATAGGTGTATGATAAATCATGTGTTAGGAACACACCAGATAAATAACTAAAAA